CAATTAAACCATTTACAACACTTATTTCTTTTTTAACATCATCTACTAAACCATCCATTTTTATTGGATAAATAAAACCAGATCTCATTAATTCATCTTTATCTTTAATTTTACCTTGTTGTATTCTCTCCCATATTTGTTCCCAATGAATATGTTTCATAGGATAAGGAGTAGCTATTACTTCTTTATCAAATTTTAACATCTTTACGATTGTCTCAAATTTAAAATCAATATCTGAATCTATAAATAACATATGTGTATAATTATCTGGTTCGCTTAAAAAATTAGCAACACATAAATTTCTACCCTGTGTAACTAAAGATGATTTAAGAAGAGAGAAAGACACTGTTATATTATTCATTATACAACATTGTTGAAATTTTAATAATGCCTGTGTGTAATGAATTGAACATTCACTATGAACAGGAGTTGCTACATATATTTTATATTTAGGTGCTCCTATATCAATATTTTTTGCGTGTTGTTTTAAATCAATATCTTTTACTTCTTTATCTTTTATCTTCTTAAACCAAATAGGTTTACTTGCGTCTTGCATTTATAACTCCTTCTAAAAATCTATTCCAAACCATTCCTTTTGATTCCCATGAATAGTATTTATTTGTATAATCTATTTGAAACTTTAAATGATCTTTTACATTTTGTTCATTTAATTGAACTGAAGCTGCATCAATAACTCTAGCAAATGTTTTAGCAAGTCTTACATAATCTTTTTCATATGGAATATAAACAGCGAATTCAGCACATGTTTCAAATAAAGCGCCATAATTTGTTGTAATACAATAAAGTCCTGCAGCCATTGCCTCAAGAGCTGATATACAAAATGTTTCTTCCCATATATTTGGATAAACAAACATATGATAATTCTTTAAATTTTCTTTTATATATTCATTTGGTTTATATCCAACATACGTTACATTAGGTAAAATCTTAGCTTGTTCATATAAGTCTTTAAATTGTTCATCATTTGCTGATTTAAATTTATCTCCATATACTTGAGTTGAAGAATAAACATCCAAATGTATTAATGGATTTTGAACTAATTGCATTGCAGCAAGTAAAACATTTAATCCTCTCCATGGTGTTGAAGTATAGATTAATTTAATTGGTTTTCCTTTTTTATAACTTAAATTTCTTGGTTTTATCTTATCTATTCCATTTTTAATAACTAAAGATTTATGTGTAGGTATATCAAATTTCATTCTAAATTTTTCATAACACCAATGAGAATTAAATATATACCAATCATATTTTTCATGGTTTTCTTTATTCAAAAACCATGGTGCTAAATTAGCTTGGTCATATGAATTTTGCTGCCAAAGTATATTTGGTTTAGTTGGATGTAATGGTATTTTTTCAGGTATAGATGTTGTTATTTGTACCTGATCTAATAGTTTTTTATTTGCGTATTTCTCAAGTAATTCTACTTGTAATTCTGTTCCGCCTCTAGGGTTCATTTTTGATTCATTACTTTCTTAAATAGTTCTAATCCTTTATTTGTAACAGTAATTGATAAATCTTTTTGAAGATCTTCTATTGTGTTTTCTTTTAGAAACTCTTCCATTGTATCGTATGTCTTTCCAGTTTTTTTACTTCTTATTATTTCTACTGTCTGACATTCTATCTTAGTTAGATTATCCATTTTCTCCTGTTCTACTTAACAAAGCATAAGAGATTTGTCCAGAGATGACGTTTGCTGTATTTGCTTGAAATTGTAAATAATCCCCTTCTTCTAATACAAGTGAATTATGTACTGCATTATCGTGTGAATCTGCAGCAATTTTAGTATGATAAAATTTATATGAAGTTGAAGTAGAAGCATCATGAAAAAAATAATCTACATCAACTGTATTATTATGATCATTAGCTACTGATATTTCTTTTATAATAGCAACGGTTGAAGTGTTAATAGTTAATACTGTTGTTAAAATAGTTGTAGTTAAATCATACCCTTGATTTTTATAATTGATAGCCATTAGTCTTTTGGTCCGCTAAATATAAACCAACTAAATGCTTCAAGTTCATCTTTTAGATCTTTTTGAAATCCAAAATTTAATTGATTTTTAATTGTAGTAACTGCTTCTAATATTTGTCTTTGATTATTAACATCATAGTTATCCGTTGGTTCTGGTATATATGCTGTAATTTTTGCCATTATCTTCTTCCCCCTGCTTCAATATCTAATCTCAAAGTTCCATATCTCCAAGTCTCATTTACTGCTTCATTTTCTATTTTTAAACTCACTTGTCTTCCTCTAACACGTGTATCTACTTTATCAGTTGATGAAGTAATAGTAAAGGGTCCTGTAATTAATGGAGGTGTTGTAGAAGGAGTAGATTCACTATTTGCTGGATAATCTCTAAAGAATAAAGTTATTTTTGCATTTCCTTCTAAGTTTTTAAAGTCTGGTACAAATCTTCTAACACGCATAATTAACTGACCATCTCCACCTAATCCCTGTTCTGATATATCGTAATCCCCAGATTTAATATAAGCAGCTATTGCTGTAGCATTACCATCCGCATCTACTTCATTAACACCCGTTTCTTGTGCCCAGTATTTAGAAGAACCATAAATATTAGTTACACCGTTAATGGTAGGAAATGTTGGAGTACCCGTTGCATTATATTGAGTTGCATATGGTAAATCATAAGTAATTGAATCTACATAAGTTGTTCTAGCCAATGATCCAACTGACCAAGTATTTTCAACAAAGTTATAAACAACGTTTCTATCTACTTGAGCTGAACCATATTTTGCATAATTCCAACCTACTTCATTATATAAAGAGTTGTGATAAGCATAAGAAATTTGATTTGCATCATAGTTAATTCCTAAATTATCTCCATCATTTGTAAATACAAAATCTTCAACTAAAGAAGGTATTTGTTTAACTGTTCCATCAAATGCAAAGAAACCTCCTCCAAAACCCATCCAAAATACAGCGCCCTGTGCAAATATCATAGCATGTTGACCAAGACATCCACAGTTTGTACCTACCTGTCTAATAGAGAATGTAAATGGTGGACCAACATATTGAATGGTATAAGCTGCTTGATCCGTTAAAACTAATATATAATCTTTACCTTGCACTGCTCCAATAATTGTATTTCCAGTATCTAATCTAAATGTACCTGCAGTATTTGTAACTTTTGGAGACCATGTACTAATATCTTCTTGATTTGAAAATCTTATAAGCATTGGATCAAAAGTTGTAGTATCTCCAATTGTGGTTTCGGTTCCCATTGCAAATAAATGTCTATCTCTATCAGATACAATAGTCATAATAGATTTTGTAGGTGCTCCGCTTACAACAGTTGCTCTTGTTTGTAATCTTAATACAATAGATGGATCCCAAGTATAAGTTTTACCATTTTTAATTGTAGCAACAAGTATCTGGCCAAAGTTATCTAGCGACCAGGAACCTGGTTCTAGATTAACAGTTGTAACCGAAGATTCTTCTCCCCAATCTTCCCAAGACGTTGCATTAGTTACAGTTGCAAGAGTTAAATGTGATGCTGCAGTTGTACCATTTGCACCTCTTGTACATCCTAAAAACTGAGTTGCATTTTTACTTGTATAAGTAATTAATTCAGTATCAATATCTATTCTCCCAGAAGTTGGAAATGCTGCAGCTGAAGTAACTGTTATAGTTGTAACTGAATTATTAATTGCACCATTTAATTGATTTGCCACACTTGGAATAACTATACCACCCCATAACCCAGTTCCAAATCCATAAGCAGGTGTTTGAAATGTAGGTCCAATAGTTACATAAGGAGTCATTGTTAAAGTACCTCCTGCAGTAACACCTGTCCCTGTTTCAGCGCTTGCCATAGTAACTGTAAAAGTATCTGCTGTTGGTATTGAAATTACTTGAAATGTATTTGTTGTAAAACTTGCTGATGTAAAACTTGTTGTAGGTGATCCTGGAGTTGTTACACTTGTAAATATTATATAATCACCAACAGTTAAAGAATGCGCTGTTAAATTAATTGTAACGGTTGTAGAAGATGTTGTAGAAGTATAAGTTGCTCCAGTTAAAGCTGTTCCTAAAGGTGTAATATCATAAAATTGTCCTTCATAATAAACAACTAATAATTTAGATGATCCTAAAGCTGCATATTTTTTACCATCTAATGCAGTCCAAGTATGCTGATCTCTCACAGGACCTGCTAATGTAGTTGAAACTAATTGCTGCCAACCACCTATTTTTTGTGGTTCTCCATACCTAAATCTTATATTATCACCATCAATCCATTGCCCTTCGGCTCCAGTTGCTGTTTGTTGTTTATTAAAACCAGGTTTAAACTGTATTTTTTGTAATGGCATAAGAAATCTCTATACCACCAAATCTGTTGATTTACACTACTTTAGTGAATGGTGGTAATCCTAATAAAGGTCTTTTATCATATAAATTAGATTGTGCAAACTGTCCATTTACATGGTTATAATGCAAGAAAACTTGAGCACAAATGTTCCCTTGAAACTCGTCTCTCCAATGTTCTAATTCACAACCAGAATATACTAACATATCACCTGGTTCTAGATCTACTTTTATACCTTTTGGAGCATCTGGTTTCATTATATTCTTATATTCATCTATTACATTATTACTTCCT